GCACAGCCTCTTCAAGTTCTGCACGTAGTTCATCTGGCAAAGCATAGTTATAGTTTTGTCCAAGGTGATTTTCCATGTAGTCAAAGTATCTTTCGACTGTTTCACTCCAAGTCTCACGACGCTGTTCGTCTTCTTTCCAACGAGCATATCGGGAAAGGGCAATAAAGTTCTGATAGTCTGTAGGTAGATAGTTGTTCATCTCGTCACTCCGTCAGTGTTTTAACATGTCTAATTTCAGCACCGTCTACATCATAGAAGTATTCACGAATGCCGTCTTCAATCTCCGTGCCAACGTCCTCGTCGGCAGGAACAGGATACTCGTCAGGGTCAATGTCGATTGTTAGGTAGACTTTAACTCTCATCGTAGCAGCCTTCTACTTCCTCTATCAGCTTATCCAGATACCACTGCGCTTTCTTGAGGTCTTCTGTACCGTTCTTGTAGCGGTAACGCCACAGGTATTTCATAATGTTGCCCTGCAGGTAATATTCGTAACCATCTCCTGTGGCAGCACGGATGGCGTCAATACACTCTATCCCCGCCTTGTTATAGTGCGGGGGACTGTTGACCATATCTTTCATAGCAGCCCCTGCCTCGTCTGCTTTCAAAGCAGCTTGCTTCATAAACTCTTCGTGTCGCATTATGCATTCCCCTTTGTCTTACTGCCAAAGTTAAGGTGTACCACGTTACCATCTTCTTTAGTAATGATTACCTCATCATCATCCATCATATCGTCATCATTGTCAACTACTTCCATGACATAAGTATGAACGAGATTACGAAGGGTTTCGTCTTGCTCCATTATAGGCACAGTAGAGCATACCATCTTGCAAAAATGCATGACTTGATTATATCCCTCATCATTAAGCGGGTTGTCCGCTTGAGAAATAATAGAGATGTCTATCTCGCCTGTCCATTCTCCGTCTTCTTTTACGCTTGGTCTAACACGGATTATAAAATCCTCATCTTCAAACGACATGTGTTCCATAGCTATCTCCTTTTTACTTTGCTTCCACTGAACTTGATGAACTTCGGGTGCTTGTTCTTGCCTTTCTCTTTCAACCAATCTTCCGGTATTATGCGGTCATAATACTTGAACCCATATTTGATACACCACTCTGCATAAGTGGACTTGGCACCCTTACGTAGTTTACGTCTACTATTCTCAAATACAAAGCGGATGTCAAGCTGGGGATGCTGCTTCTTAACTGCAAGATGCTTTCTCCTGTCTGCCGCTGTAAACATGCCCTTCGTTTCGATAATAATACCATTGCACAGCACGAAGTCTGGTGTATAGGTGCGGTATGCGAGGTCTTCCCATTCTATCTTTAACTTCTCATAGTCGTATTTTACTTTGAGTTCGTCAAGATAAATAGATACCTTGTGTTCTAACCCACTCCTGTAACCATACTTTCGTGCTGCGCGAAATGCTGCGTGACTAGGCACTAGAAGTGACGCCCTCTCCAAAAGTCCATCGGGTCACGATACCCAATCGCTTTTAGTTCTTCACGCAACACCTTATCTGCCTCATTACGTGCTTCTATCGCGGCACGTACACCGGCAGTTTTGCGTTGACGATATTCCTGTCTTAGTTCCGATAGATGTTTTTCTGTGGCCTTGATTTCATCTAGCAAGGAATCTAGTTCTTCACTCATTACTGATACTCCTTTGTTAACGATACATATGCAACCATCTTTGGTTGCTTTGCTTGTGACATCACAGCAGGACGCTCCTGTAGATTAGGCCAACAAGAAAATCTGTAGCGACAGAAACCACACTCAGTGCCAAGCACTGTGTTGCCTGTTTCCTTGCCACGAAACTTCTCTGGCACTGCATCAAAGCAACGCTCAAACCTGTTTTCTTCCAGAGTGTCTGCTGTCTGTTGAATATGGTCTATCTCTTTGTCGATGTCAATACCTGTGGCTGGCACATATTTAAACTCACCATTGGCTTTGTTTACTACCCACCATCCACCGGCCCGTTTGTCTGCTGCCTTCGCATAGCCAGCAAGCTGTGCTACATACCCGAAAGCATCACTCTGTCTAAGAGTGTCGAAGGATTCAAACTTGTTTGTATAAGACCAATTAGAAGCGGACTTAATATCATCAACAGCATCATCAACAACAATATCATAAGTGCCGTCGATGGATGTGTCATCGTCAAGTTCAAGAGTAACCTTTTTGTCGTCTTCATACTGGACTCCTGCTTCTTTCAATAGACCCTTGAAAACAGCTTCAACGATGTCTCCAATCATCATGTTCATTACGAATGTAGTTGGAAGGGGCAATGCCTTCTCTGGTTCGTTCTTCTCAAACCAAAGCTGGCAAGTCGGCCTACCTACGTTTGACATACGTAGACCAAACTCACCTCGCTTGTTGCCCCCACCAAACTGACGTGCAAGTGCGCACTTTACATCCTGTCCTACTTGCTGGATAGTCTCCACCGACATGGTGGATTTACCACTAGCAGCATTCTCCATGTATTGGTGCAACGCCAGTTCAGCAGGGTGGTTCATTAGGCTACCTCCTCTTCTACTTCGATGTCTACAACACCATCAACAATCATCTCATCGTCTTCATCGTCATGCTGACTAGCTTTTTCAGACCACGCATTGATGATGTATTCGTTGTAGTTGTTTACCCACAGCATGAAGTCACCAAACATGCCCTGTTCCTTATCGGTCAGTTCAAGTGTCTTAGTAACGTCAAGCGACACGATAGGCAGATAGAACACTGCACCAGTAGGAATCTTGCGCTCCTCTGTATTGGCAGTGATAACATGCTGCACAGGTAGTCGCTTCATCTTGGCAAGCTGTGTAAACGCACCACCTACATTCTTGAAGGCGTCACGATTATCGACTTCCCAGATAAAAGCAGTCTCGTCTACATCCACAGGGTTGCCTGACGCATCTGTGGCATTGACCAGTTCGACAGTACCAAGCACAACGCGAACACGCTTAATCTGCTTGATGAGTTCCTGCGTCTTCTCTGGCAGAGACTTAAAGTCTTGGATATAGCCAGCAGGTTTACCACAGTTGAACCCACCATCATTATCCTTGAGGTCAATGTTAAGGTTATCAGCCATGACGGTCTTGACATAGCGATTAGGCTGGTCGCCCATGCCACGTACAAAACGCTTATACATGAAGCGTTGCAGATACGGGCGAATCTTCACCGCCTCTGCATAGTAAGTGGGTCCGTCTGGTACTTCCAGACGGTACGTGCCACCGCTTACCACTTCTATGTTAGCGGTCTTACCATTGACTTCTGCCTCACCCATGACAGGTGAGTGATTGATGCGTAGACGAGCAAGAGTGCTGGCTTGCTTGCGCTCACTCGTAGCTTCGTTTGCAATGCCCATAGCTTTAGCCATAGCGGCATAGTTATTCGTGTCTATAGTTGTTAGTTCCATGTGTTTTATACTCCTCTTTTGAGTTAGAAAGCCATAGTTATATCACGACACATCTCTAGTGTCAAGCCAGTTGGGGCCAATTTTTGCCTCTAGTTCCAAGGGAACATTGAATACCAACCCCCAACGTATGGTAATCAAGTCAGGCAACACCCTGTTAGTCTCGTCTATCACGTTGATAACTCTCCTTTCTTCATCAGGGTGTACGTCAATGACAATTGAGTCATGCACAGTATTTACCACACATGACTTCATGCCGTCAAGCATTTTATCTATGTGCAATAATGCCACAGGTACAATGTCTGCCGTGGCAAATGACTGCACGGGGTAGTTCTTTATTTGTGTGAAGTAGGACACACGACCATTGGGCTTGCGGACTACATTAGGAAATGCAAACTCACGTCCAGATGGCGTGGTAATCTTACCTGTGGCTATAGCCTCTTTAGCCAATCTGGAATGCCAATTTGAGATGCCCTTGTACTTCTCCGTAAAGTGTGTGTAGTATTCTGCTTCCGCTGCCGTTCGCCCAAAGCCCGTTGCGCCATAAAGTGGCGCGAACGTGTGCGCTTTTGCATCTTGTCTACTCGTCTGCTGACCAGCTTCAGTAATAACGGAAGCGGTATATGCATGTACATCAAATCCCGTAGATACTTCATCCATTGCTACTCCATCTTGTGATAAGAATGCAGCGGCACGAAACTCTAGCTGTGCAAAGTCAGCTTCAAGTATCTTGCCACCTGCGAAACGTGAGACAAACACTTTCTTGATAGGGAAGGTGCTGCCTCGTGGCATGTTCTGCATGTTAGGGTTTGTGCTAGTAAGCCTACCCGTAGATGCAACATGCTGGTTTAGTCTAACATGCAACTTATTATCACTCTTTGCATGTATACGAATGCCATCTACAAAAGATGAAAGATACGTGTCTATAGCAGACAGGCGTCGAACCTTTGACAAAAAGTCTACAGCCTCTGTCATTTCTTTGACACGTGCTGCTTTCTCTAAAACCTCAAGGTTTTGCTTGCTTGTACTAAAGCCATTGGCACTAGCCCACTTAGGGCCGGGGGGCTTGAACTTTAGTCCAGCCAACTCTTTACCATCCACAAGATGATAACCAGCCCCACCACATGATGAACACTTATTAGTTCTGGCAAATGGAGTTCCATCTTTCTTTACCTTTCGTACCTGACCAGCACCATTACATTCGTGGCACTGTGTTGCCTTTGTTTTGTACAGACGTTGTGTCCCACCTGCAAGTAAGCTACGAAAGTCTGCATCGTTCATGTACGGGTCAATCTGATTACCCCAATACTGCTTGTCCAGAACCTTGCGGCTATATACAACCCAAGACAGTTGCTCTGGGCTGTTAAGATTGATAGGTGTGTCTCCCATGAGACGACGCACATGCTCCTGCAGGTCACGCTCAAGGTCATCTCGCTCTTGTTCGTATTCCTGACGAACAACGTCCAGCACATCTAAGTCGATGGCAAAGCCACGCTGATAGATACGAGCAAGACATACAGCAACTTGATTTGTCAGGTCAACTGTACCCATCAGGCCAGCGTCACTCTGGCTGTTAAGTCTTCGCATCTGCTTGTCAGCAAGCTGCTGTGTGGCCTTGATATCAGCTATGCAATACTCTGACAGTTCGTCAAGAGGTATATCACGAGTGCTAACACCCTTGGCAAAATACTCTTTGAGAGTGTCCTGCTTTTTAGTGTCGAGTTCGTAACGCTCTGCACATGCCTCAAGAGACAATGGTTTGGACTTATCACCACGCTGAAGCACATACTCAGCCAGCATGGTATCAAACACAGGCCCGTCATACTTAAAGCCGCTTTCCCACAGCCACATTAAATCATGTGATGCGTTGTGCATAATAAGCACGGTGGCTTGGTCTAAGAACCATTGCACACGGTCACTGTAGTCAAACCCACTTTCATGCCCTGTGTGGTCAAATGGGAAAGCGTAGCACACGTCTTGGTCAGTCAGCACACCCACCATGACCAGTGTATTGTTTGGCTCAAACGGGTCCATGTGCGTCTTACCATCACGCTTGGTGACAGTGTTCTCTACATCAAGTGTCAGCTTCATCCTTCGTACCTCGCTGTCAGATAGTCTAGTTCACAGTTTACCATACCGTGCCAGCCATTCAACTTGTTTTTAACGATGTTGATGTGGCGTAGCGGACTGTCCTCTTCCTGTCCTTCGACAGTTGGGGACTTGCCAATCAGTATCATCAGGTCAGCCTCTGCGGCCTTACCAGTACGACTACCTTCCATCATGCTCTGGTTCAACTGTGCGCGGCCCTCTGCATCGGCAGATAGCTGCGACATGTAGAACACAGCACAGTCATAGGTCTTGGCAATCTGTCGGGCATAGATAGCACAGGCTTTCAGTGCCTCGTCCTGTCGGGCGAAAGAACCCTGTACACCAAACTTGTCACCCATGTCTAGCACAAGGATGTCAGGCTTGTATGATTTGCATACAGACTCAACCCATGCCATGTCACGGCCACCTGCCTCTTTAATCTTGATGTTGTTCATCACGGGCTGATAGAGTGCCTTAGCCTTGGACATATTGTCCCGTACCTCACGGGCAGACATACCTGCGGCTGCAGTCAGATAACGTGCGCCAACACGGTGTGTAGGCTCCTCGTTACACAAGACGATGCACTTGGCACCCTGATGTGCAAACCCACCGGGGCTGGCAATCAAGCTGGCATGAAACGATGTCTTGCCTGTGTTGGGCCTCGCGCCCACTTCTATAAGCTGACCGCCTGACACGCCTTCTACCTTGCGTGTGACAGAAGGTATGTTGAAAGACCAACGGGCTTCCAACTCTGCCTTTGCCATCAGTGTTTCAATAGTGATGTCATCCCACTCAATATTGAGGTTGGGTATGAAGTCATCACCGTAACGCTCAAGCAGGTTGCGCAGAGCCTCAAGGCTGGCCGCGTCACCATTGACCATATCAAAGCCAATGTTGGCAACGTCCTCGCCTACTACCTGCTGGAACAGCTTAGACAGCACCTCTTGTGCCACGTCACTACCCATAGGCGTCTCACGTTTAATCTGCGAGAACAGGCTAGAGTACGCATTCTTTTGCGCCGTAGTCAGTGTCGGGTTGTCCGACAGGAACAGGGCTTCAATCTCATCAGGCGTAACACTACGCTCGTACCTGTCCATAGCAGTGTCTATTGACTGCTTAATCTTCCGCACGTCCTTACTAAATAGTCGCTGCGGACATTTTGT